GGCGCCGGCAATGACAATGCACCGATCAATTCTCGGCACGTAATAAACCAACGACCTGCCGATTGATATTTAGATTCAATAACTCCCATGAAATACGGCGTTATTTTTTCAACCTGATAACCTAAATGTAGTTCAACGATACCCTTAGGTTCAAAGTCACAGACCACCACAAAAGTTGCACGCCCAGTGCTAAACAAATCTAATTGCACGCTATCACTAACAATATTTTTAACCGGCACACCGCCAATGGTTAGCACCTTGATTAGTCTTGTGCTATCCATTAAACACCCTCAACGCTTTCAAATTTCTGTTGTAACGAATTGTGGCCGTCTGTGCTTTGTGTTTGAGTGTTTTCTTGTGCAGCACCATCTAATTGCTGTTGTTCTCGCTCTGATTTACTCAACACTTCAAGTAATTTAAAGCTAACAACCCACGCTTTCATGCTGTCATCTTCAACAGCATTAAATTCACCGTCAAATTTAACTTTCCGTACTTTAAATGATTCAGCCACATCACAATTTACAGTACTTATAACACGTGCGCCGTTATCATCTAGTGCCTTTGCTTTTGTCACTAGCTCTGCTAACTGAGATTTATCACTAAAGGGGATTTTTGTTACCACAGATAATACAGCTGGTTTAACACCGTTATCACTTGATAATGAAAATGAACCAAAACCGCTAAGATCATCACCAGCTAATTTGAAACCACTTTTAATTTTGGTTTCATAACCCGGTACTTGCCAACCATCTAATGCAATCACAAAAACAATTCCTTAATCGGCTTTATTTCATTTTCATTACCAACAAATAGGCAATACGCCCAATGTTGTTTGTTGTTCCCACAAGATCTAATGCTTGCGGCAAGGCTTTCAGCACTGTTAGCGGTAAAGTGTGTTACTTCAATATCTATATTTACAGCCTCAAAATTTGTTAGTGTTAATCGACTGTCTCTTTCAATTTTTAACGCTTTCAGCTCAGTTAATGCGCTATCAATATCACTAACTGCTGCGGTTCCCTCACTAGTAGTTAATGATTTTGATGCATCAATGAAAGCAGCTTTTAATGCTGGTATAGCTCGACAATCTTCATATTTAAACCACTCGATACTTTGACCGTTACCGCGCTTCATTCTGTCATTATCTGATGTTGCGATACTTTGTGCCATACGCTGAGCCTCAATTAATGGCTTTAGCGGACTAACATCATTTAATGGTAACAGTTTATCCGCCAACGCTTGAGGGCTATCAGCAGAAGCAAGTAGTAACATTGCATGCCAATCCATTGGACGGTGTTGCCTACTGTCATCTTCAACGGCATTGGCTAGCAAATTAGCACCAACCGTTGAGTCATGGATAACTGTAAATTCATAGCTATGAATACCTACAGCACTAACTGGTAGACAACGTTCGACCAAGCTACCTCTAGTGACAACATTAAAGCTTAATGGGAAATTCATTAGCTATTAAACTATGAGTGGATAACGATTTTTAATTTCCTGAACCTTATCACGCCATGCGTTTTCTGATTCAGCAGTCTGATCGAATTGCCACTCCATATATAGCCCATCAGATTCTTCAGCGTATGCCAATATTCTAGCCTCTTTTACAATGGCGAGTTCTTGCTCTGATTTCGCATCAGAAATAACAGTATCAGGGACTCCAATACCTTTTAGTTCGCTGACAGAATACCCGCTATAATTAGCTCCATTGTAAAAAACATTTTTTAAAATCATAGTTACCCCCTACGTTAATACAGTGACAGAACCGTATGCCATGTTAATGCCCGTTGTTCGATCGATTGCGCGATCAAGATTTACTATTGACGTTGCCTGGCCACCTTTGAGAACATACCCCGCTTCACCAGAAAATTGAGGAAGTTCAGCACCGAGTGATGAAAAATCAACAGAATTATTTGATGACATTGCAATACCACGATTAACACTATCAAAAACAAATAGCGGCAATCTGAATCGTAATTTTCCCGAATTTTTAAAAAAAGTATTTTCAGCGTGTGTAGAATCAGTGCTCCCTGAATATGTAAAAACAAATCTATTAAAAAACAAAGTTTTACCACTGCCGACACCAAACTGCGTTCCGATATCCGTTTTATCAATATTTAAAATGCTAGACTCAGACTCTGAATAGTTTCCGTCTGGGTAATGATTCTGATTATGTCCGATAAAATAAACGTAATCTGCTAATGCATATAAATCCGTATCAATGACATATTTACCGACCGAGGCGTAAATATACTGCTGTAAAGCTCCACCCCCTAATTCCAACACACGTTTTATTGTTTTTACTGCATTGACCCAGTTTGAACCGTCATTATCATCATTACCGTTCACTGGATCTATGTAGTGTGTAAGTTTTGTGTATTTTGAATATACAATTGGGAATTCAGCGTTTAATTCTGAAATAGACTGATTCAGCTTGTTGTCAATTTCAGCTATTTTCCCCTCTACTGCTTTCGTTAACTTATCGCTAGCTTCGACTAAATCAGCTATATCGTTTTCTGACGCCATAATTAAAGCTCCTTGTTTAGATGTTTAAAATCCGATACTAGAAAAAAGTTTCTTAATGATCGGTACATATTATTGATTTGTGCTGATGCTATTATCACTATTGATTTATTTATTGCATCAAGTTGTGGACTGTAATCAAACATCCAGCTTGCAGCCGGTATTTCAATTCTGCTTAATGCTTTAGCCGCAGCGAATTTAAGCACAAAGCTACGATTATGAACGTTGTTAACGCCTTGTCTTTTACGCTGCAATGGCAAGTAATCCAACGCTAATAACACGCCATTCGATGTTGTTAGGCCAATCCAGTTGTAATCAAAATCGCCAACATCTTGGTCTAATACGCTTGCCCACGAGACTGTGTTGTCATCAATAAAGCCTTTAATTTGATACGGCTCTTGATAAACAATCTGTGATGACGTCGGCAATGACATATCAGGATTACGCGCTGCTGAGTCATCCAAATATGGCACATTGGCCAACACTAAATCAGCCACATCTAACCCTTGATTTGCTAGGGTTTGATTAGCAATGTGCGCCTTACCTGCGTTTGTTAAAATACCTGTGTTTGTGTCTGCCATTATTTATCCTATTAATTATCAAGAGCATTGATGCACATCATATTGAGCACCAAATAATGCGCTTTGATGCTCGACATCAATATTCGTTTGTTGATCTAACGTCAATGCTAAATCAACATGAAAGCTATCCCATTGCACATCTAACCAACCAACACTTACCCCGTTTTCAGCAACGCTACTCACTGCAAATTCATAACGGCGACATGTTCGACCGTATAGCTGAATAAGCTCTGGCATTAAATCGCCATATTGCGACATAGTGTGGCTGCTAAAATCGATTGCAATAATGTCCCAATCTCTGCCTTCAATGCGTTCTGTAACTTTCAAAACGTCAATACCTAAGCGGCTAAAAATATCGGTGATTGTTGATATTTCACCTGCATCTATGGTATTTACTAGCGCGTGCTGAACTCGTTTTCTGTATAGTTCGCTGCTTTCTGTGGGCAACCTATCTGTTAAACGCTCCCATGCAAGCAACCCTAAAATTGGTTCCTCACTGTGCTGTTCTTGTTTTTGATTAACAGCCCACACAACCCACTCTTTGGTGTTATCCCAATAAGCCTGTGCTGACGTCATTATTTTTTGTGCGTGGCCTTTATTAAGCCAAGTCGCAATGCTTTGGTTACTATCCATTTTGCATAACCAAGCTGTTTAATTGTGGCAACCATAATTGGCTTTCAATATCGTCCACATTAAAATTGATAGTTTTCAACTCAGGGAACTGGTTGTGCATCTCTGTTTTTAATAGACTGATGCTAAATATTGAATTGTGTGATGTTCTAGTAGGTTGCCACACATCATTTTGTCTAAATGCTGCTCTGATAAAATTGTTTAAATCATCACCAATATCATTGCTGTTATCGTGTAACTGATAAAATGCAACAAGATCATAGTTATTAGTTGGCATGGCATACACCATAAAATCATCGCCATGGCCGTGATGACCGTCTACACGAACATGATTATTAATGGCATTAATTAACGCCGTTGAAACAGTCCCAATGGTCAAGTAAATGTAAGCGTCTGCTGTTCCTGCGCCTCGCGGTGCGCCATTAATAATTTCAATATTGTCAATTGGGATACCAAAATCACTAATAATTGATTTATACACGGTGTTAATGTGCCACTTTGCCGCCGTTCCAAATACATTACGGATTCTATCTCGATACGATTCAGTATCTTCTTCATCTGCACCTGGTGTTATTAACCAATCATCATCATTGGTAATAGTTACACCGTCTATTCCTTCCACTAAATTATAATAACTGCCACTTGGTAAGTTATATGCTTGACCAGTTCCTGTAGCTTCAACAATTATTTGAGTTTGAGTTTCACCGGCATTAAATACGGCGGTATTTAATGCGTTAACTTGATAAACAACACCGCCGATACTATCTGATTCGATGACACTGCCAGCGTTAATCGTTAACGTCCCAGTTGCATCCTCTCGGTTAATAATTAAAAAACCTTTGGCTTTAATCGAATCATAAACAAATACATTTCTGCTAGGACCATGCAATGTTACTAACGCATCTCTACTAGCTGTCATGATAAACATGTCAGGCATTAGCTTTTCTGCCATCCATTTTAATAGTGCGACAACAGGCATTGTGATTAATGCCTCAACTGTTCGCCAAAACGGGCTAAATGGGCTGTTGTTATCCACCGTTATTTGCTGGTTTTCTAACTCTTGTTCCCATTGTGCTTTGGCAGTGGCGTCATCAGTCGGCAGTCCTGCATCAGTCATCATTTTTAAAAAATTTGGTATCATGTTACGCACCTACTAATTGAACAGTTCCATATTCACGCGTTTGCGCTTCAATGGTTAATGTATTGTCAGTGTTATAATTTACAAAAATGGTGCCCGGTTTTAATCGATCGTCTTTTTCAACTTCTAGTTCTAGTTCGGTTAGTATTTGAGAAATGCCATTCACATTCCTTAGTTTTACTAGCTTCACTAATATTCCGCTTTCAATTATTCGATGTTTTACATCTTGAGCAATAACGTTTGATTCTTGTAATAACTCTTCACTTAATGAATCATTAAAAACAAAATCACCGTCAACAATGTGTAAATCTATGTGAGTACTAGCCATTAACCTGCAAGCTCCATCATTTGTTCAAAGTCACCTGCAAGGTTGTCACTTTTCATTGTCAGATTATCAATATAAACACGCTTGCTATTGTCACTAGATGCAGTCGAATTACTGTTGCTGCTGTTATTGTTTTGAGAAAAGTAATTTGTTTTGCTAACGCGTTGTGTATTTTTACTAGCATTCAACTGATTATCTTGTTTATTCTGTTCTAGCTTTTCGCTGTTATGAGCAATATTTAATATTGATGATTGGTTAATCGACTCATTATTAATTGTTGCTAAATTTGCCGCACCGATAGGCACAACATTAGCGGCATAAGCAGATGACGGCACACCCGTTTTCACATCTGCGTTAAACGCACCGACACTTTCTGGGTGTTTGATTGATGTTTTTAACTCAACGTCTGTACCGTCCATTAAGCCAAGCGCTTCAAGTAACCATGTCACACCATCTATTAATTGTTGAAAGCCTTTAGCCACCCAGTCAAATACTTCCATTAGCACTTGCCCCCATGCCGTATCTTTAAAAGCTGCTACTATTTCATCCCAGTAATAAATTAAGGCGACAACACCAGCAATCAACGCCACTATCGCGGCAATAATTAATCCAATTGGATTAGCCATTAATGCGGCATTAAACAGCCATGTTGCCCCCTGCGCGGCTAACATCACAACTTTGTAAACACCCATCATCGCAAGATACGCGCCTGCGGTAGCTATCAAACTTAAAAAACCAAAAACGCGAAGTGCAAACAGCGATGCTTGCCATACTTTTGTAAGTACTGTCATTGTTCCTGTCACCGCGCCCACACTAATTAGGGCAAACCGATATAATCCCATCACCATATTTACAGTGCTGACAGCAACCATCAAAACAGTAATGCCCACAGCCAACGCAGCAACAACGCCTGTTAATGTTGGAAACTCTTGTGTTAACCACAACACCCCACTAAGCATTGACGCCAACATTTCAACAACAGGTTCAATAATCGGCAATACAGCTTGGCCTAATGATGTTGCGGCCGCATTAAACCCACCACTTAATCGTTGCCATGCACTAGTCTGCGCATTGGCCATATCAATAGCGGTTTGCATGCCTGATTGTTTGTTTAATTCGGCTATGTTGCCTGTGAGCTGATCAACTTGTGGCAATAACGATTTGATTAAGCCAACGGCCTCTTCACTGCCAAAGGCTTTTTTAAGTGCATCAGATTTAGCAACGGTATCAATGGCGCCAAACTTGCCCTGTAATTTATCTAACACATCAGCCATCGGTAACATCTTTCCTTGCACGTCGGTTAGCTGAACGCCCAAGGTTTGCTGCGCTTTACCCACGCCTGATAAGAATGCTTTGTATTTTGTCGCGGCTTCACTGCCTGACATGGTTGCTTGGAGTTGTCCAAGCACCGCCATTGATTCAGCCATTTCAATACCATGA